ATCCCCTAGCGAGACAGTTATTGAAAAATAATTGTCACCATTCTAGAGTAGGGGATCTGGGATCAGGTGTAGTGATGCGGCCTCTTAAATCGTATGCGATCTACAACTGATCCCTGATCCATTGTGCGCTGGTTGATAGCTATGAAACAACCTAATCGTAGTAGTAGCGCAATGGATCTGGGATCAGGTGTTGTGACTGCGGGATATCAACCGCTATAGTACAGGTCGAGATGCATAACACAGCATGGCCACAAACTCGAGATGCGTGGTCCGCCTGAACAGGACAACAACTGATCAGCCAGGATGAAAGAATTATGAAATGAAACAAAAGTCTGAACCCCCAGCGGATAAAAAACTAATAAAAAGGCTGCACAATAAATGGTGCCGGACCAACGGTTACAAGCCTCAAGCTGCAAGCGCCAAGCTTCAAGCTCCCCCGGCTACAAGCCGCAAGCTGCAAGCGCAAAGCCTCAAGCTTCAAGCCTCAAGCGCCACGAAAAAGACACAATCATGAATTAAAATGAAATTAGAAAGTATGAAAGTAAAAGAAGCACAAAAAATTACCGGCTCGATGACCAGAACCAAAAAGATGCCTGGGCTCAGTTACAGTCTACCTGCGCCAGCATGCCAGACCGGGTCCAAGCTCCGAAAGATTAAGGGCACGCCTTGCTATAACTGTTATGCATTAAAAGGAAATTATATTAGATATCCAGCTATTAAAAAAGCTCAGTACTACAGGCTGGACAGCCTGGTCCATGATTCATGGGTCACGGCAATGGTGGCACAAATTAAAAGACAAAAATGGTTTAGATGGCACGACGCCGGGGACCTTCAGTCCGCGGACCATTTACGTAAAATTTTTGAAGTATGCAACCAGACACCTGGGACCCAGCACTGGCTGCCAACACAGGAGCGCAAGTACCTGCCGCTCGAAGGATCCAGCATACCAGACAACCTGGTGATTAGATTATCCAGCTCCAAGATCGACGGACCAAGATCCAAAGCCTGGACACACACGTCGAGCGTGGTGACTGATGGAAGCGCCAGCTGCCCGGCCCCTAACCAGGGCGGCAAATGCAAAGAATGCAGAGTTTGCTGGAATAAAAATATTGAACATGTATCATACGGCAAACATTAAATCATGACACATACCTATCGAAGCCCCTCCTGGTGGAGGAAGTTCAAAGCCTCAAGCCACAAGCAACAAGCTAAACCAGAACCTAGTTCAGGTTCTGAAGACTCAAGCCGCAAGCTTCAAGCGTCATCCGACACGAATCAAACTCAGGTCTCAAGCCACAAGCTACAAGCTCAGTGATCATTGATCCAGGGACCAAGAAGTATTGAGAAAGTTTCGAGGACCTTTGACCAAGGGCCTCGGCTAAGATAAATGTATTCTTCGGATGTGTTTTATGGAACGCAATTTGGTGTGGTGAAAATTTGAGTTTATTACCTCGTGTAACTTTTAACTCTAAGGTAAAAAAGTGGCTAGAATTATTATAACCCAATAGATCGGGAGTACCAAGAGAGCTAAGGTTTTCAATCCTAATCCACGAAATATCTTTAATATTTTTACGAACTTTTTGATATAATTTAGCCTCTGGACCCATGTCTTTATCGAGGTTACAACCTCGCTCATTAATAATCTTTTTGTAGCTTGTCTGGTAATATTATTGGTGAGGGTTTAGCAGTTTTTAAAACTAATCTATGCGCTGTATGACCTGCATGACCTATGATAGGTGCAGCATTCTCATGCACTTCCATTCTTCTCACATCATATAATGTGCCATTCACTTCAGTTAAAATAACTGCATTCTTTATTGCATCCGACCCTTCGGTGAATGAAGATAAAAATTGTTGTAAGTCTTGTACTCTCAAAAACCCGCCTTGGTTAATTGTGTTCTTAAAGCATCAACCTGCTCTTTAAGATGTTTATTTTCACGTCTCAGTTCACCATTTAAGTCTTGATGGGAAGAATCTATACGTCGGATGTTACTATTCTCTTCTTCTAATCTGTCAACCTCTTTTTGTAAGGTTGCCTTTTCTCTCTGATATCTATCATTGATCTCCAGCGCAATGGATAAGGAATTTTCTAACTCATCAATTCTTTTTTTTAAATCTATCATTAAAACAGATAATTCTTCAACAATTTTTCTATTACCCTCCAACTGGTTTTGAGTTTTAATCCATTCCATTTCTTTCTGCTTAAATTTCCAAATTTCTTCCTTGTGTTGTTCAATTAAGAACGACAAATCTCCAGTACTTCTATCAGCATTAGAATGCTTTCGCTCATTTTCGTGACTCATATCTTCTCCATGTTCTTTCAATTTAGTATAGGTACGTTTATCTTTCATACCTTGACAATATAGGATAGTTACCCTAAATTGTCAACTATGGGAGTTCCTAAAAGATTAACAGAAATGCAAAAAAGATTCGCAGAGTTCATCGTATTCGGTGGACCTAGTGGACCAGTCACCCAAGGTGAGGCAGCTACACTAGCTGGTTATTCTGAAAAAAGAGCGAGGCAAGAAGGATCTGAGCTAATGAATCCAAGACTATCACCATTGGTAGCAGCATACGTAGGCAAACTTAAGGAAGAAAGAATGAAAAAGTTTGAAGTTAATTATGAAACACACGTGGCTGAGCTTGCACGTATTAAAGAACTCGCATTAAAGAAAGGCTCTTTCTCTTCTGCAGTAAACGCTGAAACAAATCGTGGAAAGGCTGCAGGATTATACATAGACAGAAAAATAATAAAAACAGGCAAACTAGAGGATATGACAGAAGAACAATTAGAAGCAAAGATGAAACAAATTTTATCCGACTACGAGCCTCTGTTAAATGCGAAGACTGTTGAGGGTGAGGCGATTGAGGAAGATTCAAAAAAGATTTCATCGAATTAATTTATACAAACTTACTACCTTTAATAAATAAAGTAATACTATTTCTCTCTCCTTGTTTTACAGGTAAAACTCTATGTGGTGTATCACTTTTAAACATTACAACATCCCCTGTATCATTAAAAGTTGGTACTGTATGTGCACCACCTGTTGTAAAAATTTGAAAGTCTCCACCTGAATATTTTTTTAAGGATGTGTTAATTAAAACTGTAAACTTAATGTCATGAAGGGCGTGATTAGATCCATCTTTATGCCAGTCATAAAAATTATCTTTTAAATAAGTGTTAAATAAAACATTTTCAAAATCAAGAAGAGGATAATCAATATTAAACCCATACTCTTGTCTATTTGTAAGAACAATTGTGTCATTAAGTTTTCCAAGAAGTTCTTTAAGATGTACCCACTGCACAGCAGATACATTTTTTAAGTTTTTTAAATCTTTATTAGTAGCAGTATAAGCAGGATGATCATTAAATCCTTTGTTTTCATGATTTTTTAAAACTTTATATAATTTTTGTATATCCTTTCGTGTAAAAAATTTTTTCCAATAAAAGTAATCGTATCTAAAATAATCTTTATGTGTCATTAAACTAAATTAAAAGAAATAGATATTCTTTTTCCTTTTTTATTTAAATTTGGCTCTACCCGATGTCTCAACCATCCCGGAAACATTATTATTTGATTTTCAACAGGTGTCATTTTCCAAACTGCACTATTGTATTTATTATATTCTGATAAACTATTAGGTGGCCAATCATATGCTAAAAAAGATGAAGCAGGATGTAAAAAAGCTATTTCACTATTGTTTGGTGTTAAGTAGAACGATCCTGAAACAACACTGTAATTATGTGAGTGTTCAATATTATAATCCTTGTAACCATTTATATTTATCCACACAGTGTCTATCTTTAAAGGATCTTTATAAGCAATTCTTTTTCTGTAATGCTCTCCAACTCTTAAAATCTCTTTAAACAAATCATTTAAAGATGCATGCTCACCCGTAAGACGTGGTGATTGCCAACCGCCTTTATTACTTACATTACTGCTTTTAGTTGTTTTTTTCATAGCCAAGCAATACTTAGCCATCTCTTTCACATTCAGGTTAAATTTTTCTGAATGAATCGGAACAGGAAATAACTCCATAATTTTTTATATTCTATATCTTTTGTATCCTTCTTATCCACTGTCTTGGTATCATAGTTCTATCACCAAAACTAAAACTACCATCATCTTCTTTATCATAAGATGCAAATAGTTTCACTGACTTTTTGTCCTTAGAGTATAACCACCCTTCATTAGTTGGTCTTGCCAAAGACATTTTATCAAATTCTCTTTCATTAGCCCAGCCCGAATCACTCACGCAATCGATCCACTCCACCCGGACTTTAGGAAAAGGTAATACGGGAGATATATGAGTTGCGTTTAATTTTCTTCTTTTCTTGGGCATAATTTCTTCTAGCATCTATATAGGGATCTGAAAAGTTTAAAAAGTTTCAAAAAGTTTCCTCGCGCGCCCGATAGGCCTTTTTGTGAAGTGAGTGTTTATGCGGTTAATTTGACATGGTACCAATTATTTGGTACCATAAAACACATTTGGTCCAAGATTGGTCCCACTTTAACCCAGTACTTATGCGGCTGTCCCTTGAAAAGTACCAAAGTACCAATTTTTTTGCTCCAAAAAAAATTTATAAATTTTTTTAAAACTTTTCAGCGCACTATAGGGGGCAACTAAATCTAATTTGTGCCATAATATTGCCTCAAAGTTGCCATATTCTCCTTAGCTTCTGAAACTTTATGTAACAATTTGTCAATCTCGCCTGTAATGTCCGTATGCTCTACGATGACCGCATGCGGGGAGCCTAGCAGCATATCTATCTTAAGTAGTGCATCCTCCATTTGAGCTTGATATCTCACCACTAAAGCCTTGTATATTTGCTCTTTCATTTATCCTCCTTCTTTTTTAATGAATCACCAAACACTCCTCTGAAGCCCCATGATCCGTGATGCGTGGTCCATGAGTCAAGATTCGCGTACAATTCAATACCAGCGTCTCGAGCCAACTCACAAAAAGCAAGATCCTCGCCCTTCCATTCACCAGTATCCAATCTAAAAGTCGTATCCCAAAAATTATACATATACTTCTCAATCGCTCCCTTGTATCCAACCTCAGTATCCATTTTATCTTGGTGTTCCTTATCAAATTTTATTTTTAATTCAGGATGTTTATCTTTTAACTTAATAAACACCGATCTATTAATTAACATCAAACCAGCAGGAGCAGACTTCAACTCCACTAAATCGAATGGTAAAATTTTTATATTATTAGGATCTTTAAACTCAACCGGGTATTTAACCTTGAGAGGATTCTCCTTCAATCTATAAGGAGTAACTATAATATCCTTTTCAGGTACTAACATCCTTAAAGCAGTTTCGTGTGAAAACTCTATATCAGCATCAACGCACAACATATAATCATACTCAGATGCCATAAACCCTGCAGTTAATAAATTTCGCGCATGAGTCACAAGAGAAGATTTAACAGATTTAAATATACAGTCGACCCCTGACTTAGCTAGTACTGCATAAGTATTTAATATACTTACACACGTCTCTACCTTCATTGTGTCATAACACGGCATGGCTATAAAAATTCTAGGTTTCTTTTTCATTTTCTTTCCTGTGTCTGTCTAAGTGATTCCTTGTAAGAT